AGGTATTTGTCAGCCCACTTGGCCGTAATCGTTGCCATGGTAGCAAATCCACGTCACTTGCAAGCACTGCTGCTGAGATAGTCATCCATCGTGCAGAAATGCTTTGAGCATCCACTCAGCGCAAAGGCGACCAGCAGCAGTGCGATCAGGACAAAAAGTCGATTGTCGATAGTTCTGATCATTGCCCGACCTTTCAACAAAACCGTTTATCCTTAGTACAAACGAAAAGAACGCCTTGCGGCGCTCATCGTTCGGTGAAGTCTGGACATAGCTTACGCACTAGCCCTGAATCGATGCCTGCCATTCTGGCGGTCAGGGCGGGGTCCGAGCGCGACCACCTCAGGAACTAGTCCCCACGTTTTACCGTGTATCGAGGTTCACTATTCATACCGGATCATCCCGTGAGCAGATTACGCTCACAAATGTTCGAGAATTGCAATAGGCACGGTCATAGCCACTGGCCTGCCCATAATCGAAACCTCAATCACAACCAGACCGTTGCCTTTTGTTCCACCCGAAACCAGTTCTGCACGGCAACCGGCAAAAGGACCGTCGGCAACACGTGCCCATTTAACTCCGATAAACTTGCGGTGAAAATGCTCGTAATCATATTTACCATCTTCGGCTTTCGCTTTGAAAAGATACACCTTTTCGGCGTTGACCAAAAATGGCGTTTCATATCCACCAAGGATCGAAACCACATGATCGAAGCTCAACAGACCAGCAAGGCATTCGTTGGAAATCATGCATCGCGCAAGCACGTAACCATTCATGACCGGCTGTTTTTTCGCCGGAATCTCTCGGCCTTGCCTGCGGATCTTCGGCCCCATTTTCATGGGGACAAGTACTTCGATATTTTCACTGTCGAGCGCATCACGTACCGAAATCTCGCGTCCTGACACCACTTGAAGCACCAGCCATGGAGAATCATCGCCCACGCGATTCGCTGCCGCCGCCCTCATCCGAGCAACCCTGC